TTTCACAGGATCACAAGGAGATTTAGGTTACACAGGCTCATTAGGAAATATTGGGTACACAGGATCAGCAGGTGCTGGTTATACCGGTTCAGTTGGTTACACAGGCTCATTAGGAAATATTGGTTATACAGGATCAGCTGGAGTTGGTTACACAGGATCAGCTGGAGTTGGTTACACAGGCTCATTAGGAAATATTGGTTACGTTGGTTCACAAGGTTCTATAGGTTATACAGGTTCGGCTGGTTACACAGGTTCATTAGGAAATATTGGTTACGTTGGCTCGCAAGGTTCTATAGGTTACACAGGATCAGCTGGAGTTGGTTACACAGGATCAAAAGGTGATTTAGGATTTACAGGCTCAGCAGGAACATCAGGACCGTTTGCTACTTGTAACACAAATAACATTGTTTCAACAGGAGCTGGTATAGGCACTGGTACGGGTGGAACAGGTACAAATAATTTCTTTGCTGGCCAGTCTGCTGGTTGTAGTACTTCATCATCAGGACTATTTAATAAAAATAACATTGCTATTGGTTGTTCTGCTGGCAAAAATATTACAACAGGTAGTAATAACGTATTTTTAGGTGAAGATACTGGTGGTCAGTTAACAACGGGTAGTAATAACATTGCTATTGGATGTGAAGCAGGAAGAGTATTAACTGAAGGTAGTGTTAATATATTAATAGGAATAGGAGCTGGATTTAGAACATCTACTGGTAATAATAATATTATGTTAGGTAATAACGTTGGAAGAGAAAATCTTACAGGAAGCAGCAACGTTTATCTAGGAGCTGCTGTAGGTAATTGTGGAACAATAGCAAATCAAAACATTTTTTTAGGTGATTGTTCAGGAAATAGAATTACAACAGGATGTAATAATATTTTTGCTGGTCAATGTGCTGGTTTTTGTAACACAACAGGCACTAACAATATATTTTTAGGACAAAATGCTGGTAATGATCTTACTATAACTTGTTCAAATCAAATTGTTTTAAAAGCGGGTACTAACGAACTTAAAGTAGATTCAGCTGGTGCTTTTACACTTAATGGAACTGCTGTAGGTTCTGGTGGAAGTGGTTACACAGGTTCAGCAGGCGCTATAGGTTATACAGGAAGTTTAGGTTACACAGGTTCAGCAGGCGCTATAGGTTATACAGGAAGTTTAGGTTACACAGGTTCAGCAGGCTCTATAGGTTTTACAGGTTCAAAAGGAGATTTAGGATTTACAGGAAGTTTAGGATATACAGGATCAGCTGGAGTTGGTTACACAGGTAGTTTAGGTTACACAGGATCAGCTGGAGTTGGTTACACAGGTTCATCAGGTGTTATAGGTTATACAGGATCAAAAGGTGATGTTGGTTCACCAGGAGGATATACAGGTTCACAAGGTGATACAGGTTATACGGGTAGTTTAGGATATACTGGTTCAGCAGGAGTTGGTTATACAGGCTCACAAGGTGATATTGGATATTCAGGAAGTTTAGGTTATACAGGTTCAGCAGGAGTTGGTTATACAGGTTCAGCAGGCGCTGGTTACACAGGAAGTTTAGGTTATACAGGTTCAGCAGGAGTTGGTTATACAGGTTCAGCAGGCGCTGGTTACACAGGATCAAAAGGTGATATTGGATATTCAGGTTCACAAGGTCCATCAGGAGGATATACAGGTTCACAAGGGGATATAGGTTATACAGGATCAGGAGGAACTGGATTATCTACAAGAACAACTGTTACAGGAACAACTTCAAGTTTAGCAAATAATGCTTCTGATAATTTAAATATTACAGGATTTAAATCTTATCAACTTTTAAAAATACAAACATCAGCCGCAGCTTGGGTAACATTATATACAGATAGCACTAATAGAACATCAGATAGTAGCAGATCACAAACTACAGATCCATTACCAGGTTCAGGAGTAATAGCTGAAGTTATTACAACAGGTGCTCAAACTATTTTAATGACGCCATCATCTTTAGGATTTAATAATGAAAGTCCTGTTACAACTACAATACCTACAAAAGTTGTAAATTTAAGTGGAGGCACTACAACAATTACCGTTACACTGACATTAACACAACTAGAAACATAAAATGTCCGAATTTAAAGAGTACGTAGTTACCGTAAAAAATAAATCGGATGTGGATTCTTTTTATGATGATATGGATTCTGAAAATGGTACAGATTATATTCCAAACAGAAAAGTTGAAATTGCTCAACTAAGAGAAATTAGCCGAAGCACACATTATTTTCTTACAGAAGAAGAATCACAAAAATTAAAAAATGATAGTAGAGTTTTTGCCGTAGAACAATTGCCTAGCGCTCTTGGTGCTACTCCAGGAATAATTCCGATAAAGCCAGGAAAGGTATGGAGTCAAACAGCAAATTTTGAAAAAAATCCTACAATAGATACCAACGACAAAAATTGGGGATTAGAAAGAGTTACAAGAGGATCTCAATTATCTGGATGGGGAAATGAAACATCTACATATTGGAACGGAACTGCTTATGCTGACTTTACTCAAACAACTCAATCACTAACTACAACAAGTTCAGGAAAAAATGTAGATATAATAATAGTTGACGATCATATTAATCCAAATCATCCTGAGTTTGCTGTCAACGTTGATGGCACAGGAGGCTCGAGAGTGATTCAATATAATTGGTTTCAACATAGCGCTTCGTTAGGAATTTCAACAACAGGAAGTTATGAATATAATTTTGATGGTGCTCATGGAACTCATGTAGCAAGTACTGCTGCTGGCAATACACAAGGCTGGGCTAGAGACGCAAACATTTATAATATAAATTTTAGTTATTCAGGAACAAATAAACCATCAGGCGAATGGGCTCTTTATATATACGATTACATTCGAGCCTTTCACGCAAGCAAACCTATTAATTCTGCTACAGGTAGAAAAAATCCTACAATTGTAAATAATAGTTGGTCATTTATATCATATCTTTTTTTATCAGGTGCGAGTTCTGTAAATTATAGAGGAACAACAATTGATTTAACAGGAAAAACTGTTGCTGAGAAAAAAACTATTTTAGAACAACAATGTGGTTGTAATGTAGTATTACAAATATTTGGTTCAAATTTAGCGGTAGAGGTTGGGAATATATTTGCAGGAATGGAAACAGATATTACTGATCTTATTAATGATGGAATAATTATAACAGCAGCTGCTGGAAATGGTTATGCTAAAATGGTTAAATCTGGAGATTTAGATTATAATAATACATTAAATTTTTTAAATTTTTGTAGAGGATCTTCTCCTGCGGCAAGCACTGGTGTAATAGTAGTAGGTGCTACTAACGCAACAAGATGGGATATGAAATCGTCTTTTAGTAATTATGGAAGTAGAGTTGATATCTATGCTCCTGGTTTTAATATTGTTGGAGCTGTTTATGATAGTAATGCTGCCACAGAATTTGGTGTTACATTAGTAAATGATCCGAGAGATAGTAATTACAAATTAGCTTCTGTATCTGGAACAAGTATGGCGTGTCCTCAGGTAACAGGAATTTTAGCATGTTTACTTGAACAATGGCCTTCTACAACACAGTCTGAAGCATTACAATATTTAATAGATAATTGTACAACGAATCAAATTATAGATCCTGGTGTAATGTATCCAGATACTTCTTATGTTCCTAGTCCTTATAATAGTCTAGGAGAATCAGGAACTAACTCAAATAATAGATCTTTGTTTTATAAAAAAGAAAGACAAACGAGTGGAAACATATCTAAAGGTACGTTTAAACGTAGACCTACTAGTAGTAATTGTTATCCAAGACAACAAATAAGAAAATATGGTTAAGGAAAAGAATATTATAAATAATTTCTTTAAATATATAATTAAAAAAAAATATTTTTAAAAAAACTGCTTTTGAACTATTTTTTTATATAAATAATTACACTAATTAACTAAACTAACTTATAAAGGTTAAAAGAACAAGTATGCCAACTATAAATTTTCCTTCAACAGGGTTAACACCAAACGTATCAACATATTCAGTAGGTAATCGTACATGGAAATGGAACGGACTTGCTTGGGAGTTAGTACCTCTTACAGCCGGTTTTACAGGTTCTCAAGGTAATATAGGTTACACAGGTTCTAAAGGCGACACAGGCTTTACAGGTTCTCAAGGAAATTTAGGTTACACAGGTTCTCAAGGAAATTTAGGTTACACAGGATCAAAAGGCGATCAAGGTAACATAGGAAATACAGGTTACACTGGTTCACAAGGTGATATTGGTTACACAGGTTCTAAAGGCAACATAGGTTACACAGGTTCAAAAGGTGATGTTGGTTTTACAGGTTCTCAAGGAGATATCGGTTACACAGGATCAAAAGGTAATACAGGTTTAGGATTTAACATTGCTAAAATATATTCAACTGTAGCAGCATTAAACGCAGATACTTCACCATCAGGAATTGTTGCTGGAGAATTTGCTATTATTTCTACTGTTGATGTTAGTGATGCGGACAATTCGAAATTATATTTATGGAGTGGTTCATCATACAGTTTTGTTTCTGATTTATCAGGAACAATAGGATTTACAGGATCAGCTGGAGTTGGTTACACTGGATCTAAAGGTTATACAGGTTTCACAGGTTCTCAAGGAGATTTAGGTTACACAGGATCAAAAGGTGATACTGGTTACGTAGGTTCTCGAGGCGATCAAGGTTATACAGGTTCAACAGGTTTCACAGGTTCACAAGGTAATATCGGTTATACAGGTTCAAAAGGAGATACAGGTTATACAGGCTCTGAAGGAAATTTAGATGTTACAACTTCTTCTACTCCTCCTTCAGGTCAACAATACGGAGATATTTGGATTGATGAAAATTCAGGTATTCAATATTTCTGGTACAATGATGGAAATTCAGATCAGTGGGTAGAATTTGCTAACCAAGGTTTAGTAGGTTTCACAGGATCAGCTGGTTCAGCTGGTTTCACAGGATCAGCTGGTTCAGCTGGTTTCACAGGATCAGCGGGTACAAATGGTTACACAGGATCAGCTGGTGTTGGAGTAACATGGCAGTCAGTTCAAACTTCAAACTTTAACGTAACTGCAAGTCAAGGATATTTTGTAAATACAACTTCTGCTGCTATCACAGCAACATTACCATCTTCTCCTACTTTAGGCGATCAAGTTACATTTATAGATTATGCTGGAACTTTTGATAGTAATAATTTAACGATTGCAAGAAACGGTAAAAACATTCAAGGTCTTGCTGAAAATTTAATAGTATCGGTTGAGAGATCTGGACTTACATTAGTATTTACAGATAATACTCAAGGTTGGTTATTACAAACTAAGTAATTTAAAAGGATATAAAAAGATATGGCAACATATACTGGAATAAAAGGACAAAGTGTACAAGTAGTAAGTAGTGATCCTAGTCCATTAATACCAGGACAAATCTGGTACAACTCAACAAGCAATACATTAAAAGCGGCCGTTCAAGAGGCTGGTTCTCCAGCATGGACTACAGGTGGAAATTTAAACACAGGTAGACGTGCTTTAGCAGGTGCTGGTACAAACACAGCAGCATTGGCCTTTGGTGGAAATCCAAATCCTATTACAGGAGCTACAGAATCATATAACGGTACTTCATGGACAACTGGCGGTTCTATGGGTCAAGCTACTTATGGTAGAGGAAGAGAACGTTTAGCTGGTGCTGGTACAAACACAGCAGCCTTGGCTTTTGGTGGACGTAATAACCCTGTTGGCAGTTACGGAAGCTGTACTGAATCATATAATGGCTCAACTTGGACTGCTGGTGGTGCTTTAAGTAATGCCAGAGATAGTCATGGTGGAGCTGGTACATCAAACACAGCAGCATTGGCCTTTGGTGGCCCAGGTAATCCAAAGATGAGATGCACTGAATCTTATAACGGTTCAACATGGACAGCTGGCGGTGCTATGGGTACAGGTAGATATGAATTAGGTGGAGCTGGTACAAGCACATCAGCATTGGCTTTTGGTGGGTATTGTTATGATAATATGTCGTCTACAGAATCATATAATGGTTCAACTTGGACTGCTGGCGGTTCTTTAGGTACGGCCAGAAGAAAAATATCAGGGTCGGGTACATCAAACACAGCAGCATTGGCCTTTGGTGGATCTACCGCAAGTAACGCTAGTGCATTAACATGTGCTGAATCATATAATGGCACCTCTTGGACAGCTGTTGGTGCTATTAATACAGCCCGATATGCTTTTGCAGGTGCTGGTACAAACACAGCAGCTTTGGCCTTTGGTGGAGAAGATGGTGCAACTTATGTCGCTGACCAAACTGAATCATATGGCGCCGGTCTTGCAACTTGCACTAAAACATTAACGATATCATAAAAGTATTATAAATGTCTTTAATAACATTTAATAATCAATTTAATGTTAACATAGAGAGATAAAAATACATGGCAACATATACAGGAATCAAAGGACAAGATATACAAGTAGTAAGTAGTGATCCTAGTCCATTAATACCAGGACAAGTTTGGTACAACTCAACAAGCAATACATTTAAAGCGGCCGTTCAACAGGCTGGTGCTGCGGCATGGACAGCAGGTGGTGCTATGATTACTGGTAGACGTAATTTAATGGGCGCTGGTACAAACACATCAGCATTGGCTTCTGGTGGTACAGGTGGTCAAGCGAATACAGAATCATATAACGGTTCCACTTGGGAAGATGGTGGTCTGCTGAATAATTTCAGATTTTTAACTGCAGGTGCTGGTGCATCAAACACAGCAGCATTAATCTTTGGTGGTTTTTCTACTGCAAATACTGGAGCTACAGAATCATATAATGGTTCAACATGGACAGCCGGTGGTGCTATGGGTAATGCCAGATATGCTCACGGAGGTGTTGGTACAAACACATCAGCATTAGGTTTTGGTGGTTATGCTCCATATTTAAGTATTGCATGTACAGAATCATATAACGGCTCAGCTTGGACAGCTGGTGGTGCTATGGGTACGGCCAGATGTGCTTTAGCAGGCGCTGGTGCATCAAAAACAGCAGCATTGGCCTTTGGTGGATTTACAACAGCCAACGTTGCATGTACAGAATCATACAATGGTACCTCTTGGACAGCTGGTGGTGCTATGGCTACAGCTAGGCAGAGTTTAGCAGGTGCTGGTACAAACACAGCAGCATTGGCCTTTGGTGGAGCTACAACAGCTAGCGTTGCATGTACTGAATCATATAACGGCTCAACATGGACAGCTGGTGGTGCTTTAGGTTTGGCCAGATGTGGTTTAGCAGGTGCTGGTACAAACACAGCAGCATTAGCCTTTGGTGGTGGGACTTACCCTAATGGAAACTGTACAGAATCATATAGTGTTGGCAGCCCCGCAACTTGCATTAAAACATTAACGATATCATAAAAGTATTATAAATGTCTTTAATAACATTTAATAATCAATTTAATGTTAACATAGAGAGATAAAAATACATGGCAACATATACTGGAATAAAAGGACAAAGTGTACAAGTAGTAAGTAGTGATCCTAGTCCATTAATACCAGGTCAAGTTTGGTACAACTCAACAAGCAATACATTTAAAGCCGCCGTTCAAGAGGCAGGTGGTCCTGCAGCATGGACTGCTGGAGGTGCTTTAGGTACAGGCAGATCAAGATTAGCAGGTGCTGGTGCATCAAACACAGCAGCATTGGCTTTTGGTGGATGTACAACAGCAAATACATGGCTTGCATGTACAGAATCGTATAACGGCTCAGCTTGGACTGCTGGCGGTGCTATGGGTACAGCCAGATATGGTTTAGTTGGTGCTGGCACAAACACATCAGCATTGGCCTTTGGTGGTAGAGCTTCATATGTAAATGTTGGATGTACTGAATCATATAACGGCACTTCATGGACAGCTGGTGGTGCTATGGCTACGGCCAGACAGGCTTTAGCAGGAGCTGGTGCATCAAACACAGCAGCACTGGCCTTTGGTGGTGGTACTATCCCCAATAGGAGGTGTACAGAATCATATAATGGTTCTACATGGACAGCTGGTGGTGGTTTAAGTACGGGCAGAAGTTATTTATCAGGTATTGGTACAAACACAGCAGCACTGGCCTTTGGTGGTGCCCCTAATGCAGATGCTGATGGTACATGTACCGAATCATATGACGGTTCAGTTTGGACAGGTGGTGGAGCTATGTCTACAGGCAGATCAAAATTAGCAGGTGCTGGTACAAACACAGCAGCATTGGCCTTTGGTGGAGTTACAACAGCTCTCTTTGCATGTACAGAATCATATAACGGTTCTACATGGACAGATGTTAGTGCTTTGGGTACGGCCAGAGACAGATTAGCAGGAGCTGGTACAAACACAGCAGCATTGGCCTTTGGTGGAGGAAACACAGCTAGCGTTGCATGTACAGAATCATATGGTGCAGGCCTTACAACATCAACTAAAACATTAACGATATCATAAAAGTATTATAAATATCTTTAATAACATTAATATAAAGGTATTATGAAAACTGATGAAAAAGTAAAAATAGATTCTTTAATAGAAAAAGAATATTCTCATTTAGATAAAATTTTAACAAACGAAGATGTTGAAGATTTTAAAAAACTTAGAAATGAATTAAAAGACACTTGGTCTAAAAAACAAATTTTCAGAACAGAAACAGAAATGCGTATAGCCGTAATTGATGACGGCCGTTACCCCACAAACGCTTCAAAGTATTGGCAAGCGGTAAGAGAACAATCAGTATTTTTCGAAAATCTAATGTCATTATCTTTTGACTATCGTAGAAACGATATTAGAATAAAAAAGTTAGAAAGAAAATTAGATAATGAAACTGATGATTTACAAAAAGAATTATTACAAGTATCTTTAGATGAAAAAATATATGCAAAAGCAAGTATGGAACAAACGGCAAAAGATCGTATGAGAGAAATTAAGTTATGGTCTCAAATTAAATCTGAAATTGATGATGGTACTTTTGACAACAAAAATGTAAATACACATCAAAAAGATTCTTATAAGTATATATTAGAAAATCGTTTTAACAATATGACACCTAATACTCCTCATAACGAAAAATTGGATATTATATCTCAATTGAGTACTATAAATAGAGTAAGAGCTGAGGGTATATTAGAAAACAAAAGTACACCCAAAGTAAGTATAGGAACAGATAAGAATACAGACACTAAATAGTATTGAATTGAAAGTTTTTAATTATGTTAAACAAGAAAATATTTTTTCTTTTAGCTTTGCCTAGATCAGGCAACACAATGTTTGCTTCTTTAATGAATCAAAATCCAGACATTGGTGTCACCGCAAACTCAATTACATTAGAAATAATGAAAGATGTCTTTCTTTTAAAAGAAACAGACGTATTTAAAAACTATCCAGATCATAAATCATTAGATAATGTATTAGACGTTGTATTTGACGCTTACTATAAAGACTGGCCTTACAAATATATTATTGATAGAGGTCCTGTTATGACACCAGGTAATTTAATGTTAATGCAAAAACATTTAAAACAACCGATTAAGTGTGTTATTATTTGGAGAGATTTATTAGATGTAATTGCTTCTTTTATTAAATGGTTTGAAAATGAACCTACGGCTTATATTCATAATTATGGTCATAAAAATATTGAAGAAAAATGTTGGGCTTTAATGAGTAAAGATGGACAAATAGCAAAAGAACTAATAGCCGTTCAAAATGCTCTAAAACCTGAAAATAAAGACATGACACTTATTATTAAATATAATGATTTGGTGGATAATACTGAAAATGAAATAAGAAAAGTATATAAATTTTTAGACATACCTTATTTTAATCACAACTATAATTAATTATCACAGTTTAGTGTAAATGGTATTCCTTATGATGATCGAATCGTAGGTAAAAATTTACACACAATCAAAACAAAAATAGAAAAACAACCTAATGTTTATAGAGATAAGATACCTCAAGGTATTATAAACGCCTATAAACATATAACATTGTGAGAAAATATCATATGAAATATAACACTAAATATATTTACAACAAAAAAGGAGAAATGAAAAATGAATTTTGATTTTATATTTTTAGGACAATCTGTTTTAAAATATGAAGTTCCTATAGACATATTTAACTGTATTAATAATGTATATGAACAAAAAAGAGTTTCTTTACCTCCTGCTAATTTACAATTAGTAGGAAAAATTGAAAAAGAACATTCTTTGTTTTATAATGGAGATGATGAATCTAAAATGAAAAGACACAATGAATTGCCTGTAAACGTAATAAATTGGTTTGCGGAAACTTTTCATCATTATTTAGATTTTAATAAAATAAAAAATTATCAAACTCGTATAAATTCAATATGGGTAAATGAAATGAAAGCTCATGAATATAATCCTATGCACATACATCAAGGTACTTTAACTACAGGCCTTTCTTCTGTTATGGTATTAAAATTACCAAATACGTATGGTGTTGAATATTCATCTGCTGAAAATCCTCAAAACGGCCGTTTACAGTTATTAGGTTCTTCTTCAGGTCAATTTGCAAAAATAGATTATCAACCACCTATGTTATTAAGAGATTTTTATGTTTTTCCTTATGATATGAGGCACACTGTTTATCCATTTAATGGAACTGAAGATATAAGAAGAACACTAGCAGCTAACATGGACGTAATGTACGATCCTATTGTGAATAGAGGAGCTTAATGATAATAAAAGAACCAAGATGGAAGTCTTATGTTGTAGCTACAACAGTACCGGTTTTTACACCAGAACAATGTCAATTAGTTATTAACGCTGGTCGTTCCGAACCTGCTCAATTAGCAGAAGTAGGTGGTGGTGGTGGTGGTAAGGGAGTTACAGATACAAAAACTAGAACTTCTCATATTAGTTGGATTCCTTTTAATAAGATGCCTGAAATGTATGACGCAATAAATCAATTAATGTTACAAACAAATGCAAATCATTTTGGTTTTGAAAATATGCAGTTAACAGAACCAGCACAATATACAGAATATCCTGAAGGTGGTTTTTATGATTGGCATATAGATAGTGATGTTATAATGGAACATGAACCACCTGTAAGAAAAATATCAATGACATTATTATTGTCTCCTGAAAATGAATTTGAAGGTGGAGGCTTAGAACTAATGTCAGAAGGAAAGATTGCAAGACCAAAACAAGGTTATGCCATTTTCTTTGCATCTTTTATTCGACATAGAGTTATTCCTATTACTAAAGGAAACAGAAAATCACTAGTTATGTGGTTTGGTGGAACTCCATTAAGATAATATGATAATAGAATATTTTTTTCCAACACCCATTTATATATTTGATATACCAAACGCAACTGAATTAAATGCGTCTTTGGAAAAAAACATTATAGAATGGTCACAAAAAGATAGAGGCGTAAAACAAACAAATATAAATGGTTGGCATAGTACAACGGATATGGCCTCAAAACCAGAATATCGAACATTAGTTAATCTATTATATGAAGCTCAAAAAGAAATATTTAAAAAAGAAAATTTAGATGGTGAACCTATCTTAGGTAATATGTGGGCAAACATTAATCCAAAAGGTGGTTCAAATGCACCTCATACTCATCCTAATTGTTTATTTTCTGGTGTGTATTACGTTAGAACACCTGAGAATTGTGGACTATTACAATTTGAAGATCCAAGACCAGGAACAAATCTATATAGGCCTATAAAGAAAGAAGGAATACAAGATGAAAAAGAATATTGGAGAGAAATATTTTATAAACCAGTTGCAGGAAGATTGATTATGTTTCCAGCATGGTTATCACATAAAGTTTTTCCAAATGAATCTGATGATATAAGAATATCTATATCATGGAATTTTTTACAAGATAAATTACATAACGTTTTGAAAGTATGAAATTAAACACTTATTTTATAGAAGGCGGAGTAGGAAAATGCGTAGCATTTACATCTTTAATACCAAAACTGGTTGAGAAAGCTGGCCAAAAAATACAAATACATACACCTTATGTAGATTGTTTTGCTCATAATCCAGAAATTTTAAATATATTTAATGGTCCTTTTAATCATCCTGAAATATTAAAATCTGATAATATATTTTATTGTGAACCTTATAAATCTAATTTTATATTTGGAACTGAACATTTAATAGAGTCATATTGTAATTTATTTGATGTTAAATATGAAGAAAATTTAGTACCAAAATTATATACTTCGGTTTATAAAGACAGAGCAAATTCTTGGTTACGAAAAAATAATATTGTAAATTATATGATGATACAATTTTCAGGTGGGCAACCTCCATTAGGTTGGAATGCTAATAATGCATATCAAAGCTTTAATCCTGGTAGAAATTATCCACCTTATTTAGCCGCAAAGGTAATTGAAAAAATTAATCAAAAATTTCCTAATTTAACTATTATTGATTGTACTTTACCAAATGAACCAGCTTTTAATGGTACTATTAAATGTGATGAACAATATTTTATAATACATGAAATGTTAAAACAAGCTGAAGGATTTATAGGCATTGATAGTTGTTTAAATCATTTTTCAGCATCTGCTGGCACATCAGGTGTTGTTATATGGGGCAATACAAGATGGACACAATTTGGTTATACTCATAATACAAATCTACATTACTTTATGGAACCTGATAAATGGAACGAAAGTAAATATATTGATGGCGACCCACGTAATGTAATGGTAGATCCTGATATAGTATTTAATGAATACGTTAAAGTAAAAGATATTAAAAATCGTAAAATTTCTTGTCTATTTAAATAAAATACTCATAAAACATTATCATCTATTAACTATAAGTTTATATAAATATAGTAAAACTAATCAATATAAACTATGGCCATAAATTTTCCAAGTCCAGCCAATACAAACGATACCTATGCATTAGGTGGGAAAACATGGAAATTTAATGGAAATGCTTGGGAGTTACAACCTTTAACTGCTGGTTATACAGGTTCAATCGGTTACACAGGTTCGGCTGGTACAAATGGTTACACAGGTTCGGCTGGTACAAATGGTTACACAGGTTCACAAGGGAATTTAGGTTACACAGGTTCGGCTGGTACAAATGGTTACACAGGTTCACAAGGGAATTTAGGTTACACAGGATCAGCTTCTACTGTTATTGGTTTTACAGGTTCACAAGGGAATTTAGGTTACACAGGATCAGCTGGTTCAGGTGGAGGTGGAGAAACTTGGGAAGCAAAATCTGCAAATTTTAACGCAGCAGTCAGTTTTGGTTATTTTATAGATACTACATCTGGAGCTATTACTGCAACTTTACCTGCTTCACCTACTATAGGAGAAAAAATAAGTTTTATAGATGCTACAGGCACATTTGACACTAATAACTTAATCGTAGCAAGAAATGGAAAAAATATTCAAGGCATCGCTGAAGATATGACAGTATCATTAGAGAGAGCTGGATTTACACTTGTGTTTTATGATAACACACAAGGTTGGTTAATAAAAGAAAAATAAAAAAACCAAATAAAATATGTCTACATATACACAACTTAGAGGCACAAAAATATTAAATGTAGATACAAGTTTAGCAAGTAATTGTAGTAATTTACAACCGGGACAAGTAGTACTTAATACAAGTGATCGTAGTTTAAATGTTGTACAATGCACTACACTTCCTGTTTGGACTGTTGGTTCTGTATTAAATGTTTGCAGAAATTCATTAGCAGGTGCTGGTACAAACACAGCATCACTGGCCTTTGGTGGAACTGGATCAGCTTTTACCCTTAGATGTACAGAATCATATAATGGTACTTCATGGACAGCTGTTGGTATTATGGCTTCGGGCAGACAAAGATTAGCAGGTGCTGGTGCATCAAACACAGCAGTATTAGGTTTTGGTGGATATACACCAACTGTTGTTGCATGTACAGAATCATATAACGGCTCGGCTTGGACAGCTGGTGGTGCTATGGCTACAGCCAGGCAGAGTTTAGCAGGTGCTGGTACAAACACAGCAGCATTGGCCTTTGGTGGTAATAATCCATTTATTTCATGTACAGAATCATATAACGGCTCAACATGGACTGCTGGCGGTGCTATGTCTTGTGCCAGATGGCGATTAGCAGGTGCTGGTGCATCAAACACAGCAGCATTGGCCTTTGGTGGTGCTTTTCCTAGAGTTTCATGTACAGAATCATATAATGGCACTTCATGGACAGCTGGTGGTGCTTTAGGTGTAGCTAGATATAATATGGGAAGTGCTGGTACAAACACAGCAGCATTGGGTTTTGGTGGATATTGCGGATTTCCCAATCGAGTTGCTTGTGCTGAATCATATAACGGTTCGGCTTGGACAGCTGTTGGTGCTATGGCTACGGCCAGATGGCGATTAGCAGGTGATGGTGCATCAAACACAGCAGCATTGGCCTTTGGTGGAATGACAACATATGGACTTAGTGTTACATGTACAGAATCATATGCATCAGGAAAAATTTTAACAAAAAAAATATAAAAATAAAAAAATATGTCAAATTATTTAAATCTTATAGGTAGTTACTTAATAAAAGTAGATAATTTAAATAATATTAAAGGAGGTAATCTAGCTAATGCTCAATTAGTTTATAGTGATTCTTGTCAATTAGCTGCTGTTTTTAAAACTAATACTCCTGTATGGTCAACTTTAGGCTCTCTGTCTTTGAACAGACAACAATTAGCAGGTGCTGGTACAAACACAGCAGCATTGGCCTTTGGTGGACTTTCTGGTGGAGGTCTCATTTCATGTACAGAATCATACAACGGCTTAACATGGACTGCTGGTGGTGATATGGTTCAGGCCAGACGACAATTAGCAGGCGCTGGTACAGCCACAGCAGCATTGGGTTTTGGTGGATATACATTTGGACCTATGATTGCATGTACAGAATCATATAACGGTTCAACTTGGACTGCTGGTGGTGCTATGGCTACGGGCAGAAGGGAATTAGCAGGTGCTGGTGCATCAAACACAGCCGCATTAGCCTTTGGTGGATGTACGACAGCTAACGTTGCATGTACGGAATCATATAATGGCTCAGCTTGGACAGCAGGTGGTGCTATGGGTACGGCCAGACGTACTTTAGCAGGTGATGGTACAAACACAGCCGCATTAGCCTTTGGTGGATGTACGACAGCTAACGTTGCATGTACAGAATCATATAACGGTTCCACTTGGACAGCAGGTGGTGCTATGGGTACAGCCAGACGTTTATTAGCAGGTGCTGGTGCATCAAACACAGCAGCATTGGCCTTTGGAGGAAATACAAATCAAGATCTTTCATGTACAGAATCATATAACGGCTCGGCTTGGACAGCTGGTGGTGCTATGAATACGGCCAGAAGTGAAATGGGTAGTGCTGGTGCATCAAACACAGCAGCATTAGGTTTTGGTGGAGGTGCTTGTCTTGCATGTACTGAAATGTGGACCACAAATCATATTAGTTTATTAACTTAAAAAAATGTCAGACTTTAAAAAATTAAGAGGTATATCTATACAATCACTAAATTCTAATCCCGATACTGCTGTGGATGGAGATGTTTGGTATGTAAATAACACAAATACAACTAGTGTTAATTTAAGATTATATTCATCACTTGGATCATGGACAGCTGGTGGTGCTTTAGGTACGGCCAGAGGTGGTTTAGCAGGTGCTGGTACAAACACAGCAGCATTAGCCTTTGGTGGTTTTTCACCTAATGGCGCATGTACAGAATCATACAATGGTACTTCATGGACAGCTGGTGGTGCTATGGTTCAGGGCAGAAGATATTTAGCAGGTGATGGTACAAACACATCAGCACTGGCCTTTGGAGGAAATACAACAGCTAACGTTGCATGTACCGAATCATATAATGGATCAGCTTGGACAGCAGGTGGTGCTATGGCTACGGCTAGACGTAGTTTAGCTGGTGCTGGTGCATCAAACACAGCAGCATTGGGTTTTGGTGGATATACAACAGCTAACGTTGCATGTACTGAATCATATAATGGCTCAGCTTGGACAGCAGGTGGTGCTATGGCTACGGCCAGAAGGCAATTAGCTGGTGCTGGTGCATCAAACACAGCAGCATTGGCCTTTGGTGGAAGTGGAGCAGCAGGGTATTTGAGATGTACAGAATCATATAACGGTTCAACCTGGACAGCAGGTGGTGCTATGGGCCAGATTATACGTGTTCACGCAGGTGCTGGTACAAACACATCAGCATTGAGTTTTGGTGGTTTCGTTGGCGGTAATTTTAAAGCAAACACAGAATCATATAATGGTACTTCATGGACAGCTGGTGGTGCTATGGTTCAGGGCAGAAGATATTTAGCAGGTGCTGGTGCATCAAACACAGCAGCACTGGCCTTTGGTGGAAGTGATTCGAGGACATCCACTGAAAGTTATTCAAATATTAATGGATTCAGTAATTTTCAACTTTGATTATATTAACATTATAAATATAATATAAGAAAAATTATGGCCACTCCAGCAACAAGAGAAACATTAAAACAATACGCTTTACGATCATTAGGTAAACCTGTTATAGAAATTAACGTGGATAATGACCAAATAGAAGATCGTTTAGATGAAGCTTTACAATTTTATGCTCAATATCACTATGATGGTATTAGACGAACATATTTAAAATATCGAGTTACATCACAAGACAAAGCCAGATTACAAGCTTCTTTAGGTACAACAGAAACGGCCACTAAAAATTCCGTTTCATCTACTTGGTATGAAGGAAGTAATTTTTTAGTAGTTCCTGAAACTGTTATCGGTGTAACTAATATATTTCCATTTTCAGATAAAGCTAGTATGAATATGTTTGACGTAAGATACCAATTACGTTTAAATGACCTTTACGATTTTGCTTCAACATCTATTATTAATTATGA